CTTTAACTGGAGGTACAGGACTAGGTAAGTCTAGTATTACCAGAGAATTAGAGCATTGGTTAGTTAAAACTACAAATGATAATGTAGGTATTATAGCTTTAGAAGAAGATTGGAAACGAACAACTGATGGAATTCTATCTATTGAAGCTAATGCTAGACTTTATGTTGATCATATCAGAGAATCATTTGATGAAATTAATATAAAAGAAATGTATAGGAAAGTCTTTTCTGATGATAATATTTTTGTTCATGCACATTTTGGGACTAATGATATAGATGAAATATTTTCTAAGTTAAGATACCTTATTATTGGATGTGATTGTAAATGGATTGTTATAGACCATCTTCATATGTTAGTAAGCTCATTAACTGAGGGTGATGAAAGAAGATCTATAGATAATATAATGACTAGGATACGAAGTATTGTAGAAGAAACTGGTGCAGGAGTTATCTTAGTATCCCATTTGCGTAGAGTTAGTGGTGATAGAGGACATGAAAATGGAGTAATAGTTAATCTCTCCCATCTTAGAGGATCTAATAGTATAGCTCAATTATCTGATTGTGTAATAGCTCTTGAAAGAAACCAGCAATCAGATGATGAATTAGAATCTAGAACAACTAGACTTAGAGTATTAAAGTCTAGATACACAGGTGATGTTGGTCTTGCATCAACATTGGTTTATGATAAAGAAACAGGAAGATTATCTGAGGAAAAAGAAGATGAGTTATTGTCAATAACAAATGATGATATTCCATTTTAGGAGGTACTAATGCAATTAGTATTTGATATTGAAACAGATGATTTAAAAGCAACAAAGATCTGGTGTATAGTTGCTATTGATAGTAATAGTGATTGTGTTTATTCTTTTAAACCAGATGAAATAGATAAAGGTGTGGAATTTTTATCTAAAGCTGATAAATTAATAGGACATAATATTATAGGCTTC